TGTAGTTAACATTATGATTTTCCTCACACTGAGGGATCATTGGGGGAGAGGAATACCATTCCTTGATCTCTTGTTTCAAGCTACAGCTTTAATGGTACCCACCACTAAACACACAACACTAGAACCCATGTCTTGCTAAGATATCCTTCCAGTTCTGGACCCCAACTCTGGTCCAGCAGGAGCGATAGCCAACAGATGCGTTCCAGTTCCACTCATTAGGTAAGACCTTGACCTTGTTTTTCAGCAAGAATCGTTTGAAACGACGTGCCTGAAACACCGTCACGGCCTTATGACTAGGGGGTGGAGCGAACCAACGCATCAGTCCCATAAGCAACAACTCAAATCCACCACCACGAGAAAAGGGATCAGGAAGTGTCAGCGGTACCAAACGACCCAGATTATCTTTGAGAAGATAACTGTTCGGGATGGGCCCTCCATTTGCAGGAGGGTGTCCATACCGTAAGGTCGGGAAGGTGCGCAGAAGCGCACCTTCATAGGCACCACACAATCGTGTCAAATCAGTACGTCTACCGTCAAGATAGGAGTACTGGCCATGATAGTGTGCTGACATCCAAAGTAATTGAAATCTCGTGAACGCATGATTCTCTGGAATGGGTAAACCAAGGTTACCCAGTCTAACAGGTCCAAATATGGACCCGGGGAACGTACTAAAAAATCTGCGATAGGCAGATCGGAACTGACAGATACCATTATTCCGTTCGGATTCCCGCAAGCCAAGTAGAAACTCGGCCAGGAGACCCTGAACAATCTTAATGGGGGAAACTTCAATACCGAAGTCGTCGATTTCTAACAATGCAGGGTTATTCAATAATCCGACATTAGGAAATAAGACTCGTATGAGTTTTCCATCAGTATACCGAAAGTACTTAGAATTAATCATCCAAAATTTATTCGATGAGTAATTCTTCCCTAGAGAGAATTTTAGACCCGCACAGGAAGTTATATATTTCCAACGATTATATTCGTTCCGGCTTGCCATAAAAGCCACATCATCTCCGTTAATACGGTAACGACGATGGCCGAGTGCAAGTTCCGTCACAGCTGCATTGATAATACAGAGTAGCGGAAAGGAAAGAATGTTACCCATCAACTGGCCTCGACAGATAGGAATATCTGGCTGATCATCAGAACCCTTAATAAAGGATCTGAAGAAAAGATCGGAAGCAAGTTGGTGGAGAAAGTTGGATTGTGCGATGTCTAATCCTCTTATCTCCATCCTAGACCAAAAATACTCAAGAGCCGTGGCCGTTACCCATAAATAAATATTATCGGTAGCAGCCTCATAGTCTCCTGAAATAAAAGTCTGGTCTGGAGAGATAGGTAGAATCTGCGATAATGCCATATGCTCATCCGCCCCACCAATTATTTGGAAACGGGGGTCGTAGCGTAAGGCAGTGTGGAAAGCCTTTTGAACGGGCTTCAATAGGTTCATGGACCAAGTTTGCTTCGTAATAATACGAAGCTTCAATGGCTCCAAGAGACCTACCGGTTCAACAGGTTGTTGCTGGTTCCAAGGATTCGTACGAGCAGCTAACTCAATCAACATATTTCGAACATCTTTCCAAATGTAGGAAAGATCAAGGGAGTCAATAGTGACACAGGATTTCA